CGGATCCTTGCGGTTCCAGAAGAGCAAATATGGATGGATTTGTAAGCTCTTCGATTACTATAAGGATATGTCTTTCGTAGATGTAACGGTACGAATAGCTTCGGCTATTACAAGCAATGGTACAAATTGTGACGATGATAGCTTGGTTGGAATTATCAAAGAAACAGTTGATAAAGTACTTAAAGAGAATCGTAAAGATGAAGTAATTGAACTCCTCTTAGCCTATACGATGTTCTTTAACGAGAACAGCATACTACGGCTTAGATACAAACAGGACTCTCCGCAGCCTACAAAGAGCGGAAAAGGAGTCGATTTAGACGGCCATGGATGGATGCGGTGCCGTGTAGATCTTGGTTCCGAAAGTTTCCCTGCGATTGTTGAATTTAAAACAAGAAAATAGGAACTTAAACTATATGTGTCGTTTGGTTGGAGACACATTGGTTTCTGTTTTCATAGTTCATCAATCTTTGATTTGACAGTAATGCGTAAACACTTATTGGTTGGTTGTGTTTACGCATTATTTATGCTTCTGATAATGTTATTACGATAACTAAACTATGGTATACCTAGAGAATAAGAATAGGTTGTCACATCGTATGTGAACAGAAGCACGCCGAATATTTTCTTTATCTAGTTTTATTTTATGTTGTTTTCCACTACTGCTCGTGAGAGTGGTAGTGGTTTTATGCTATTGAAGCAGTTGCTAAGCTCAATAGCTACACAGGTAGATGTTTAACTTAAGTATCAACAATTTAAACATCAAATATAGACAAATGAAAGCAAACAAATTTATCGAAAAACGTGATAAAATTTCATCAGATATTTCTAAGTATTGGAACATCATTCATGTAGAAAACGTGGTAAACAAGAATTACCAGCGTACCTACGACCTGAAGAAGGTATATGATGATATCCAGTCATTAGCACAAGAACGTATCCTCGTAAAGCTGAAACTCCTTTGTATCAATCTTGGTTTGAAAAAGTTCAGTGATTTACCGGCAGATTGTAATCAGTATGATGTATTCAAACTGTGTGAACTGCAGGAAATGAAGGTACGTTTGGGTCAGATTAAGACTCTTAATCCTACTTTGGTAGCAAAGAAAGGTAAGAAAGGCCTTAATAAGACTCAAGTTTTAACTGCACATTGGGTTAAAGCACGAACCAGCGAGTTAGACTTACAGATCATTGCCTTGAAGGAGAAGATCGCTAAGTTCAACGAAGATACAGAGTTTGATGACTCTGAAGCTCCGGCATTCCTCGCTGCTTAAAATATTAGATTTCATTGATCCGAAACAGAACCTCGCTGCATCCCGTAAGATCTGCAGTGGGGTCATGTTTCTAGTTATTAACAATTTAAATTTATCAAAAAAAATGGAAAATCAAAACATAGCATACAATCGTTACGAGAAGAAGATGGCAAAGTATCGTATGAACCTTAAGAAACGTAATAATAAAACAAAAGCATCTGCTTGGTTAAAGTGGGGTGAAAACATCTGTATTCCTGAAAAGGAAGCTAAAAACCAGCAGAATGGTATGTATGAATACGTAACCACAAAGCGACATGGTAAAGTCGTATCTCGTTACAAGTATAAGTTCGATTGGAACACTGCTGCAAAAGAAGCTAAGAAATATAATCACGATGTGACTGTATATAACAAAATACTCAACAAGGTTGCATATCTTAGAAAATCCAAAGTATATGCAGATTGGGATCGACTATCAGAAACAGAACGTGCTATCTATGACATGACGTATAAGCACGCTGATCGTCGTGAAACTGAAAAGCGGATTCAGCTCAGTAAGTACACGGCTGCACGACTGAAGAAGGCCAACACCTCTAGAGCAGAACGCTTAGAGAAGATACCGTTCAGTCAGTACCACTATAAACTCGTAAATGAGTTATACAGTGACAATAAACAAGACAGAATCATGAAACAGCAGGCTCTTGCTGTTAAACATGACAAGGATATTTCAGCTCTGATTGAGAAACTTAAGTCTCAGAAGGATAAGTACTACTACCCTCTGCCGAAAAAGGAAAAGTTCATTGGTAAGGTGCCCGTATATCAGTATAAGGGTAAGCTCTATCAAATGACACAACCTATGCCGGAAGAAGTAATATTAGTACGTGATGATGAACCGAAATCAGTAGCTGCGTAATGCCAGATGACTTTCATAGGGGTAAGTCGGTAAACAACCCCTATATGCCGAGATGACGAAATAGGTAGACGTAAAGGACTTAAAATCCTTCGATCATTGTGATCGTGCGGGTTCGATCCCCGCTCTCGGTACAACTAAATACGAAGAATATGATAATAAGAGGAAAAACAGTATATGTCTATGATATCGAGGTATTTCAGAATGTATTTCACTGTACTTTGGTGAATAGTGAAACTGAAGAAGTATATCGATTTGAGTGTTCACAACGTAAGAACAACTTAGACGAAATGTGTAGATTCTTTCTACGTAAAGACGCACATTTCTGTGGGTATAATAACGCCCACTATGATGATCCTATCATCAATTACTGTATTGAATTTTTCTCTAATTCTAAGTATGTTTATTCAACAATCTGTCAATCCATCTTCAATCTCTCATGTACTATTACACGAGATAAGGAAAACATTGAGAGTTGGAAGAAATGGAAATATGCAAAAAACTTTCCATCATTGGATTTACTTACTATGCTGTATAGCAAGGCTTTACGCGTTTCCTTAAAGGAAATGCAAGTAACAATGATGTATAAAACTGTTCAGGAATTCAACTGTGATTGGAATTTACCGTTACAGTTAGACCAAATTGACGACATGATTAAGTATAACCTTAATGACGTGCTGTCAACTCTAGAACTACTAAGACGATGTGAAAAAGATGTACGTCTTCGTATTGACATTGAAGATAATTATCATATAAAATGTCTTTCTAAAGATGGTGTTGGTGTAGGTGTAGATATACTTAAAACAGAGTATATGGAAAACACTGGTATAACTTGGGATGTCCTACAAGACATGCGAAGCCCTATGCCGATGATACACCTAAAAGATGTAATACTGCCTAATATAGAATTCAAAACTCCGATCTTAAAAGATCTACTTACTGAGATGAAGCAATTAACTGTATCACCGGGTAGAGATGGTTGGAATAAAAAGTTCTTATTAAATAATCTGACAGTATCTGTTGGAGTAGGTGGTATACACAGTATAAACGAACCAGAGATAATCATCCCTAAAGATGATGAAATACTCCTTGATACTGATGCAAACTCGCTATACCCGAGTTTAATTATTCAGTATAGTTTCGTACCACCACATCTTAACAAAGAACAATTTATAAAGATATATCGTCGTATCTACGAAGAACGCTTAGCAGCTAAAAGAGCTGGTCGTAAACTTGAATCAGAGACTAAGAAATTAGTATTAAACTCTGTAACAGGTAACTACCAGAATGAATACAGTTGGTTATATTCACCATTTGCGGTAATGCAAATACGTATGAATGGCCAATTGCTGCTTTTAATGCTCTCTGAGCGACTTTTAGAGCTTGGAGCTACAATCTATCAGCTCAACACAGATGGTGTCTTATACAGCCTTAAAAAGGCCAAATACGACGAATTACAAGCCGTCATAGCTGAATTTGAAAAGATAAGTCGTCTTACGTTCGAAACCGAACAGTTTGAAAGCTTTTATCAGCTTGCCGTTAACGATTACTTTGGTAAACAAGGTAATAAAGTTAAGGAGAAGGGGTGCTTTATCACTGAGGTAAAACTCGGTAAAGGGTTAACCCCTAAAATAATCCCTAAAGCTGTAGAGAAATACTTCTTTGAAGGTGTTAAACCCAAAGATTACATTCCTACAGTAACAGACATTAAAGACTTCTTGATGTCTGAGAAAACCGGCAAGCAATGGTTTGTTGAGTATAATAATGTAAGCCAACAAAGAACTAATCGGTTTTATGCTTCTACTGACGGTTATTTCTTATGGAAATACAAGATCGAATATGGTGTAAAGAGCTACCAGAATATGCTAACAGCGTCTGGTGTTACTCTACTAAATGATTTTGATGACCTTAAGACTGACCCAAAGATAAACTATGCATATTACATAGCAGAAGCAAACAAGATAATAAACCAGTTGAAAACAAAGCAACTAAGTCTGTTTTAACAGATTCTCTCATACGTGTATCCAAGCTTAGTGCATAACATTTATATTATGATACTAGAATTAGATACGACGCTACTCGAGGTTTTTCCGAGTATAAATATAAACCAATTAGTATTTTTAACTCTTGTGTTGAATGGAAATAATCAAAACAATCAAGACGTTCACTTGTTACTCAGCCGAATAAGCGAAACAGAAATACAAGAGTTAATCGACAATGGACTTATCGCTGTTACTACTTCAGGCGATAATAAAATTTATGAAAGTACACAGTCACTCAAAGATGCCCTTAAACAGGACAAAACCTGGTTTGACTACTTTTATGAAGTATTTCCAGTGTATGTTACTAGACCCGATGGTACTAAAGGTTTCTTACGTTCTAACATTAACAAATGTCGTAAGGAATACAACAGAATCGTTGGTAAATCTAAAGCAATGCACGAACATATCCTTGACTGTCTCAAGTATGAGATAGACGAGAAGACTATAACTGGTAAACTCGGTTATATGAAGACTATGTGGAAATGGCTCACTCAAAGAGAGTGGGAGTCTATTGAAGAACAAATGAATTTTGACCCAATGCGATATGAACGAACCAGAACTTCAAACGGCAACATCGGTTACGGCTCCAATATATATTAAGCCGATTAGCGTAGTAGCTGATGAGTCAGCTAAATACATTAAAGCTAGAAAGACCCATGAAATTGTCGCTTTACGGAGTAGATGGAATAAGTTCAATAAGGCTACTGGAGGTATAGAACCTAATATGGTATTCACTATAGCAGGTATCTCTGGTAGTGGTAAATCTTCGTTTGTAAATACTTTAGCATTCGATTTAATCGATTGCAACCCCAATCAGGAAATCGTTATTCTAAATTTCAGTTTTGAGATGGTGGGTTACCGTAATATAGGTAGAACAATTAGTAATAAGCTCAGAAAAACAACCTCTGAACTTTATAGTGCTGCTGAAGACCTCAGTGATGATGATTACGCTAAAGTTCTTACTACGGTAAACTCAATAAAAAAGTACCCCATATACTATGTGGATACACCATGTTCTGTTGCAAAGATGGAAGAAACGATTACCTACTTTCATGATACCGTTGCTAAAGGCAAATGGTTGATTGTCATCCTTGACCACACATTGTTGGTCGAGGGTGATACTGAAAGAGGTACCTTGGTCGATTTACAGAAAATGTTTATTCGAGTGAAGAAACTATCCTTTACTACAATTATACAGCTTTCACAGATGAATCGAAACATTGAACAACCTGAGCGACTAAACAACCCGTCAAGTCATTATCCTATAAGAAGTGACTTGTCAGCTTCAGATGCAATATTTCACGCAAGTGACTTTGTAATTGTTATGAATCGTCCCGAAATGTTAAATCTTGCTATATATGGAGTCCAACGTCTACCTGTAAAAGATCGTGTATACCTACACTTTCTCAAAGTCAGAGATGGTGAGCCGTGTATACTCGAATTTAAAAATGATCTCCGTTATAACAATTTAATAGAGACGACCATACAACCTGAAGCAAACAACAATCTAAGTAGTAATTTAAAAAATAAGGCTGAACTATGAAACAGTTTACTATAACTCTTCCCAAGAAAAATATTGATCCTAAAGGTACTTTAAAGTCTCGTATCCTGCACGAAGTAGCAACTAAGTTCCCATTCCTGAAGTGGCACGGTATTGATACTCCTGAAGATGAGATGAGCAGTATTTCATTTGCTGGACCTGGTGACAAGCTGATTTTCGGTTTGAATCCTGATGCTGAATTTGCAGCACTGAATTGTCCTTGCAAGAACTGCCCGTTGTTGAATGGTATCCGCAACTATAACTTGCCGCAGGATTTGGATCTCGCATTATATCGCTTGCATAAGTATGCAGCTGAGGTGAAGAATAACGACGACAAGGGTTACGATTTCTTAATCGGTAATACCCCTGTTCGTATTTATCAGAAGTTTATTCAGATCGGTAACACGGTTATCCCGTTTGAAGATCCTTATAAGTTTCTGAAATATAAAGACGAAGCAGATCAGATTACTATTATTGACATCTTGATCAACGTAAGTAACGCTGATGAGATTAGCGATTTGTTTTAATCTACTTTATTGATTCCTATTCCAGATTTTATCAGATTTTACCAAACAATCAGTAAAGTATTAACTTATTTATAATATGTTGATACTCCCAACTGAAAAAAGCAAACCTAAAGTTTGTAATCCAAAGACTCTCATCTTATTTGGCCGCCCTAAGGCTGGTAATTAAATTGCCGTTTATACGAGGAATCGTATAAATTATTATCGGACAAAATCGGTGAAGGCTGTGATGCTAATACCGAGCAAACTATAGATATTACGAAAGGGTCTATAGCTGCGTAACGCGTAGGAGTTGAATAAATATAATACTCCCAAGAGTGCCCGACATCTAGAACAGATGAATATGTACGCTGAACTGTAACAAAATGAAGTTGTAGAAGTTAGGATAAAAAACCTAGCGATAACAAATTGAAGTCGACATTAATGGCTGCCCTTGATAACAACCTAATCATTGATTTGGAAAACGGTTATCAGGCTTTGGAAGCAATGACAGTACAGGCACGTTCTATTCAGGACTTTGCCGATATTGCCAATGCAATCCGTGAGAAGATGAAAGAGAATGGAGGACAATTCCCGTATAAGTATATCACTATAGACAATGCTACTAGACTTGAAGAGATGTGTCTGAGTTATGCAACAACCATCTACAAAAATACGCCGATGGGCAAGGCTTACACCGGAAATGATGTAAGAACACTCCCTAATGGGTCTGGTTATATGTACTTACGACAAGCAGTACGTAAAGTCATTGATATGTTCAGATCGCTTTGTGATACATTCATACTCGTTGCACACGTCAAAGAGAAGATGATAAACAAAGACGGTGAAGAACTATCAGAGATGTCTATAGACTTAACTGGTAAGTTAGGTGACATACTTTGTGGCGAAGCAGATGCTATCGGATACGTGTACCGCAAGAAAAATGAGACTATTATCTCATTTGAAGGTGGTGAAAACACTATTCGTGAAGCACGAGCTGAACACTTGCGAGGAAAGAAAATTGTTGTAGCAACTAGCGATGATGAGAATCATGTAACAGTTGATATGACTAAAATATTTTTACCTGAATAAAATTGAAGAACTATGGCATACAGTAAAGAACGAGCAAACAATGTTAGTAAGAATGATATTAAGTATCTGCCGGCAGGCGTTATCACAGATGTAACTCTCAAGGAAGCGCGTACAGACGTATCCCCCACGGGTAACCGCTTCTTCGAAATTGTTTTCGAGAAGGACGGTGCAACACTGACGCACACCGAGTGGGAGCCTAAGTTGGGTGGTTTTACCACAACAGCTGAGCAGCTCCAGCAGAAGGAAGACAATCAGTATTCTCGTATGTTGCAGATTTTACACTGCTTCTACGATGATGCTCTGTTGAACTTCAACGGTGAGAACTTTGAGCAGTTTGCTAACTGGATTGTGATGATGCTGAACGCAGCAGATAAGAGCAAGAAACTGCGTGTAAAGATCGTATACAACGATAAGGGTTATACTACCTTACCTTCGTATGCAAAGTATACATTTATCGAGCCTATGACACTGCCTGAAGGTGAATCTTCAGCAATTGCAGAACTCGGTATTGACAAGTTCGTACGTCCTGTTAAGGCTGATGCAGAAACACCTGTGACCAACCCGTTGGAAGCTGGTGCAGCATTAACCAGTAACCCGACAAACGATCTGCCGTTCTGATCTAGAATAGCGTAACAGTATTTACACGTAAGTCGAAAGACCTCGTTTTTAGGAAATTATGGAACCGTGAGCAACAAGGGCTGTAAGGAGTTCGATCCTCCTCACGGAACAAATCTTAAGCATATGTATAGTAGAACAAGAACTAAAGTCCCTGACAACATTACCTTAGATTGGATACTTTCTAAGGCAACGGAATACGATATATATGCACAATACTTAGGTCAATTTAAAGTAGGCATGATCTATAATAGTCCATTTAGAAAGGATAAAAACCCTTCATTTGGTATCTACTATAGTAAACGCGCACAAAAACTGCTTTTTAAAGACCATGGAACCGGTGATTGCGGTGATGTTATCAAGTTTGTCCAACTCTTAACCGGTAAAACAAACTATGATGAAATCCTAAAGGATATAGTAGCGAAGCTAAACATCACTAACACCACCAAACTTGTTAGCTCTAAGCAATATATACCGCCAACAGAGACAGTAATTGGTGTCGTTCGGCAAGATTTTACCGAATCTGACATCAATTACTGGTCTCAGTTCAACATTGATACTAAGACACTGAAGAAATTCAATGTCAGTAGTATCAAATACTATCTCTGTAATGGTATAGTAAAAGGTATCTATAAAGACGAGAATCCGATGTATGCATATAAAGTGTACAACAACTTCAAAATCTATAGACCTTTAGGTGATAAATACACCAAATGGCGCAACAACCTCACAGAACTTGATATTCAGGGTTACGAACAATTACCTAAAGCAGGTGATACTTTATTCGTAACTAAGTCTATGAAAGACGTCATGTGTCTGTACAAAATGGGTTATTCAGCCATATCACCGTCATCTGAGTCTACATTCATCCCAAACAACGTCATAGAGGCCCTTAAGAAGCGTTTTAAGCGCATTATAGTCCTCTTTGATAGAGATGTAGCTGGCGTAAGAAATAGTCGCAAAATAAGCCTTAAAATGGGCTTAGAAGCGATGTTTATACACAAGCGCTTTAAAGCTAAAGATGTATCAGATGCAATTAAAGGAAATGGGTTTGAAACTATAAACAAGTGGCTACATGAAACAGTAGACAAACACCAAAGTAAAGAATGCAACAAGAGTTGAACTAGACGGTATAACCTTTAGGTCTAAACTCGAAGCATA